TCATGTATGATGAGCTACCCTCGTTCTTTAGACCCAAGATCATAGAAAGCAACAAGCATACTTTCAAGCTAGAGAATAACTCTGTTATCCGTACCCGAGCTTCTGGTAAAGAGGCTGGCCGAGGTTTGGCGGGATCTTTACTTATTCTGGACGAAGCTGCTTTCATTGAGCATATTGATACCATTTGGGCCGCTGCTTATCCTACGATTTCAACTGGTGGTCGAGTGTTCGCCTTATCAACGGTTAACGGCGTTGGTAACTGGTTCCACAAAATGTATCTCGGCGCTATTGAAAAGACCAACACTTTTAATGCTATTGACATCCGTTGGCAAGATCACCCAGAGTATAAGCGACATCCAGGATACGAACACCTTTATAAGGAAATGGAGTCCAAGGGGCTTAATGTTGACGAGTGGGAAGAGATTACCCGATCGAACATTCCTATTAAAAAGTGGCTCAGCGAATATGAGTGCGTTGGGTATAACACTTTAATAACTGTTAGGGATAAAGAAACAGGAGAAATATTCAATAAAAAAATCGGAGATTTATACGCCGGATGAGTATATATTCCTAGGAAGGAATACTCACCATGTTTGTAGTGTATAAATTAACAAGATCAGATAATAAACTTTACATAGGCATAACTACCAAAGCCCGAATCAATAAAAGAATGAATGAGCACCGATACTCTAAAAAGTTTAGAGATCATACATTTACTAAGGAAATTTTAGAAGAGGGTATACTAGAATATGAAGATGTTCTAAAAAGAGAAAAATACTACGTCCAGTTGTATGATACTTGGAAAAACGGATTAAATGGAACTCCTACTGGGCACGGAGGATACAAAAGCCATTTGTGGACTACTTTAGGTTATAAACACACAGACGCAACTAAATTAAAAATGAGCAAGATACATAAAGGTAAGATTCCCTGGAATAAAGGAAAGACTGGCTACTTATCAAAAGAAGTCTTAGAGAAATGGTCTAGGGAAAGAAAGGGAGTCCAAGTTAACACTAAACTAACTTTAGAGCAGGTAAAAGAAATTAGAGAAAGATTTGAGAAATTTGAGTTTACTCCATTTGTAGGTAAAAACGGTAAATTACTTATTAAAGAACAACAGTTCTCTAAGTTAGTACATAAAGAATATAATATGACCGTTGCTGGAATTAGAGCTATAGTAACAAGAAAAACTTGGAATGTCTAAATATCAGATTTTAACACAAGAAGGATTTAAAGACTTTGATTTTATACGAAAGACTATAAAATCAAAGTTTTTAGAGATTGTTACGGATAAGAATATTTTAACTTGTTCATTTGACCATAAGTTATTAAAAGAAGATAATACTTGGGCTTTTGCTCAAGATCTATACCCAGGGGATAAGCTTGTAGCTTCAGAGGGCGTAGAAGAGATATTAACTATAAATCCTAGTATAGAGGATATAGAACTATTCGACCCAATCAATGTAAGAGATACCCATTCTTATATTGGAAATAGTTTTGTAAACCATAACTGCGCTTTCCAAGGTACGGGTGATACCTATGTTGATGGTGAAGTTCTACAGGAAGTAACTTCCAATACCAGTGAGGATTATATTAAAGAGGATCGGGGCAGATTAAGAATCTGGCAACAGCCCGAGCCTCAATATCAATACGTCATTGGAGCAGATACAGCTTTAGGAAGAGGAAAGGATTATTCCGCCTTCCACGTTATTAACCTTTATAACGGCCAACAGGTAGCTGAATATTACTGTAACAAAGTCCCGGTTAATGAGTTTGCTGAGGTCATCAACCGAATAGGGTTACGGTACAATCTAGCCCACGTCGTAGTAGAACGTAACGGAATCGGCTCCAATGTTATAGACTGGCTCTTTACTTATCACCAGTACGAGAACCTATGGATGGACGATAAAGGCGATTTTGGTTTCCAAGTATCCAATAAATCTAGAGACTTTATTCTATCCAACATGGAAGACGCCATTAGAACTAATAAGGTTAAAATTAACTCTACTAGAACTTGTGATGAGCTTTCCACTTTTATTATAACCGATACAGGTAAGGTCGAAGCTGATGAAGGATATACCGACGACCTTATTATGAGCCTGGCTATTGCGATCCATGTTTATAATGATGTTAAGAACTCTACGCCGATAGATTACTCTGTTGATACTAAAAATCTGAAAATTCCTGATTATCCAGTAATCTCAAGAGTAAATAACAAAGGTACTTATGGAGTTATGTTGGAGGAAGATTTTGAATGGTTCAACAAATAAATAAAAAGCTAGACGAGAATTTTACGGAATTTGCTGGATCAACCCCAACAACCCCTGGATTTTTTGGCCCTATTCGTAGATTCTTTGCTAGCTTCTTTGCTTCTCCTGCTGCTAAAGAACTAGAGCAGGAAATGGATACTGGTGTTGCAACCACGGAAGGTGGTGATACCATTACCAATACCGAGGTCAATAAAGATCCTTTCGAAGGCCATGCTGCCGGTTCCAGAAGCTCAACCGCTATTCTAGCCCAAGGGGAATACAATAGAAGAAAGCGTTATCGTGATTACGAGGAGATGGATGGCTACCCTGAGATCGCAGCAGCTTTTGATATTTATGCTGACGATGCTAGCCAGAGAGGTCCAAAGAACGAGAAGTGGAAAATTAAGTCTGAAAGCGAGATGGTGGTTAAAGAGGTCGAAAGCCTCTTTGAAACTATTAGGCTAGAAAGATTCCTTTGGGACATTATAAGAAACTCCTGTAAGTTCGGTGATTGTTTCCTAGAACTAGTTCTAGATGTTACTAAACCAGAACAGGGTTTAAAGAAGCTTAAAGTCCTAGACCCAACTTACATTATCCGTATAGAGAATAAGTACGGATACTTAAAGAAGTTCTTACAGGAAATCCCTAAAGACGATAATGATTATGGGTACAACTCGTTTGATCAGAACCCATCTAAGTATATTGACCTAGACAAGAATCAGATCATCCACTTTAGACTTCACACCTCAGATCCTAACTTCTACCCTTACGGTAAATCCATAGTAGCAGCTTGTCACAGTACCTTCCGGTCATTAAGAATGATGGAAGACGCTATGATGATTTATCGTCTTTCTAGAGCCCCTGAGCGTAGAATATTTTATATTGACACTGGTGCTCTTCCAACCTCTAAGGCTGAAGCTTATGTTGAACGAGTAAAGCAAAACTTCAAGAAACAAGCGTATTACAATAGTTCTAAGGGAACAGTAGATGCCAGATATAATCCTCCTTCCGTAGATGAAGACTTCTACGTTCCAATGAGACAGGGAAGTACGTCTAAGATTGATACTCTACCAGGTGCTCAAAACCTAGGTGATATTGATGACGTAAGATATTTCCAAAATAAGCTTCTTGCTATGTTAAAAATTCCAAAGGATTACATAGTAGAGAAGGACAAGTCCCCAGAACGTAAAGCTAACTTGTCTCAGTTGGACGTTAAGTTCGCCAGAGCGATTAAGCGTGTCCAGATGAATGTTGAGGTCGGTTTAGAGAATATTGCTAAACGACACCTTCAATTAAAGGGCTACCCATCAAGACTTATCAAAGAGCTTAGAATAGAACTCCCTGAGCCTTCTGATATGTCGGCCAAGAGAAAGCTAGACTTGGACGAGCAAAAAACCAGAGTTATTCAGGCGGTTAAGGGTTTACAATTATTCTCGAACAAAGAAATCTACCGACAGTATTACGATATGTCTGAAGACGAGATTGAGAGAATAATGACAGAACTAGAACAGGAACAGGAGGAGATGGCCCAAAAACAGGCTGAACAAGGGATGATGCCTGGAATGGGTGGACCTCCTCAACCTGGACAAGCTCCTCCTGGTGGAAATGCTGGTTATGGAGAAGCAGGCGGTCAGGAGCCTCAAGAGAACAATCCAAACTCCCAAAAGGAAGGTAGATCGTTCGTTTTAAGCAAGCTATCCAGATATATCACCGAAGAGAAGGATAGAGAGATTCTAGACAGGGCGATCGAAAAAACCCAAGAATCCTTAGTAGAGATTAAAAATAGAGACTAAATAATCAGTGGAGTAAAATTATGTTTGACCATTTATTCGAAAGCCGAGATAAAACTATAACCAACCTAATCAAGTTAGGTGATTGCTTAGGACGTTCCTTGAGAGAAAATGTCTGTATCTTTACCATTGATTCAGCCAATGCTCAAGTTAATTACCTTACCGAAAGTGGTAAGATCATAACCGGAACCTACTCCTTGGACAAAGATATTGAACTAACCAATATCACTATCCAAGAGTCTGAGGTCTTCAATAACGGTGAAGTCTTCGACGGATACGTTAAAGAGCGTATAGGTAATCTAGTAGAAGGAATCTATTACAGCGAATATACCAAAGCTGAAGATTCTTTCGAAGAGGTTCTATCTCTTTGGCGTAACAGGCTCAAACTTAATTCTCTACAGGAAAAGCTTGTAGAAAAGAGAGAGCGCCTAGCGTTGATTGAAAAGATCGTAGACACGGATCAGTTTCAAAAACTATTAGAAGTTACTCCACAACTTCAAGAGTTTTTAGAAGATAACTTCGACAAGGTTAAGAACATTGCCGAGATTCGAAACGCTGTCAACCTCTCTAATACCGTCTCCCAGGCTTTCAACTTCCCTAGATTGTCCTACGAAGATCTTAACGAAGGTGGTTCGTACCGATTAGTTAATGGTACTGGGGATTCAATCTACGAGATGATTTGCCGTCAAGAGCTAGTCAAGAAAGAACTATTGGAGTCCAAGAGAGACTTTGATACCATTTGGGCTACGAACGAAAAAGTAATCGCTCTTGCCAATACCGTATTCGAAAGCGATGAAGTAGTTCTAGAAAGCTTGTTCGAAGCCTTGAAAGAGGTTCCTTACTTAGCTCTAGTCTCCAAAAAGGCTTTGATGGAAACTATAACTAATTGTCTCGGTAAAGCTGATGGTATTGGTATCAATGAGTCTGATATCCATGCCCACGTCGCTAGAATCTTCGAAATCAAGAAAGAAGCCAAGAAGCTCTTCATTGATTCAATCAACGAGAAGTATGGTGTCGATATTCAGAATCTCAAAGAGCCGCCAACATTCAAGAGCTTGGTCAATACCCAAATAGTAATATTTGAAGCTTTGACAAGAATAGTTCCAAAAGGAAGCGTACTAAAGCAAGTCCTATCAGAAATGGGCAACATGCTTAAGAGTAAATCAGGTGTTGAGACTATCGACGTTAACGATTATGTTTTCGAACTATTCTCTGATGCAGGCTACGCTGAAGTCTTGGTTGAGGCTCAACAGGAAGTGGCTAAACCTAAAGGTAAGATGAACCTTAAGAGAATAGTTAAGAACATCGACAACGCCCAGTCTTTACTTGGTAATATCAAGAAAAGAGTAGAAACTTCTGTAGGCCAAATGGACTCAGAAGAGAGTGTCGATAAGGAAGCTTTGGAGTCTGGACTTGAAGGTGGAGAAGGCGAAGAAGCCCCTCCAATGGAAAAAGGTGCAAAGATGGGCAAGAAGTCCGCCGGAAAAGAGCCGACATCCAAGCCAAAATCAACCAAACCAGTTGCAAAACCTAACGCTCAAGAGCAGGTTCCGCCAACAGAATTACCTCCAGAGGAAGGTGGGGAAGTTCCACCGGAGGCCGGAATTCCATCAAAAAAAGAAGACGCGGCGGCCCAAGCAAGTAAAGGTGCCGTCGCCCCAAATCCACAGGATCAAAAGAGAACCTTGGAAGATGTAATAGACCTAGAGAATATGTTAGCTGACCTAGCTGCTGAGATTGGAATTCCAGATAACTCTGCTCCAACCGAGGAAGCTCCTGTTGCAAAGAAAGAAAATCCAAAAGCTAAGGGAAAACCAAAGGAAGATAAGAACTCTAAGCTTCCGATTCAAGAGGTTGATTAATGACAAAGATTCCGGTTTACGCTAAGCTTAATAGTGATAACCGACCAGACAAATTAGGTGCCTATACTGCGGCAGAGCCAATCGCTACTGAGTATGGTGGTACAGGCACTAATAACTTTTCTGGTACGGTAAATGCATTAGCGGCTGAACAAGCTTCCTCTGTAACTCAAAACTACATTGACGTATGTTCTTTGGGTAGTGGAGGAGCTACAGCTTTTTCAGCATTAACCGATACTAATATAACTTCTCCTATTACGGGACAAGTTGTAACTTGGGATGGTACAGATTGGACCCCTTCTACCTCTCCTGCGGGCGTTACTGTACACAATCTTTTAGTAGGGTTATCCGCTAATGATCACCCACAATATGTTTTAAGTGCTACTAATACAAATCTTAGTGCTTTTGCTACGGCCGTATCAAATGACGTAAATACGCACATTGCTGATACTACAATTCACTTTGAGCAAAATGAAATAGATCACGGAGTGATAATAGGTTTAGGGGACAATGACCATCCTCAGTATACTTTAAGTGCTACTAACTTAGCCTTAAGTACTTTAGTTTCTAATATTCAAACTTCAACAGTAAACCTTTCTTCATATATAAATGCTAATGAAGCTTCTTGGTTAGCTGGCGGAGCTACAGATCACGGTGCGTTAACAGGACTTTTCCCAGATAATGACCATCCTCAGTATACTTTAAGTTCTACTAACTTAAACCTTAGCAACGCTTATAACGCGCACGCCGCTAGTTCGACTGTACACTTTACTCAAGGGCAAATAGATCACGGTACAGTAACAGGATTGGGGGATAATGACCACCCACAGTATGTTCTAAGTGCTACTAACTTAGCTTTAAGTACTTTAGTTACCGCTGTATCAAGTGATATTTCTACTCACATTGCAGATACTACAATACACTTTGAACAAGGGGATATAGACCACGGGAGTATAACAGGTTTAGGGGACAATGATCACCCCCAATATGTATTAGTTACCACAAACACTAATTTAAGTTCCTTGGTCAATAATTATATTGCCAATGCTGCTTTATCTGGGTTATCAGATACAAACATAAGTACCCCCGCAACGGGACAAGTTCTAACTTGGAATGGAACAGATTGGACTCCATCCACTTCTCCGGCAGGAGTAACAGATCACGGGCTATTGACAGGTTTAGAAGATAATGACCACCCTCAATACACTTTAAGTGCTACTAACCTAAACCTTAGCTCTCTCGTAGGCAATATTCAAACTTCAACTGTTGATTTATCTGCCTATATTGCAGCTAACCAGGCCGCTTGGTCTACAGATACTAATACTACTGATCACGGTGCTTTAACAGGCTTAGGGGATAATGACCATCCTCAGTATGTATTAGTTACTACTAATACCAACTTAAGCACTACAGTATCCGATCACTTAGCTTCTGCGGTACATTGGGACTTAGTTACTTTAAATACAAACTATTTGAACGCTTCGGGAGATTCTTCGAACAATGCGTTCTACTTGTCGTCTCTTAGCGCAACTACGATGTCGGCTACGAACTACTCAGGTTTGAGCCTAAGTGGGTCCGTAAGAGACGTTACTATAGGTTCCCCAGGATCAAATAACGTATTAGCTTGGAACGGAACCGCTTGGGTAGCTTCTGCTATAAGTTTTCCTGGAGGTGGTGGAGGGTTAACAGAAGAACAAGTCGATGCAAGGGTATTGCTCAGTATTGCTAGTGGTATAACAACTTCTGGTATTGATGTTGTAAACTCATCTCCAGCGGATTCAGTTACTATAGGAACGGATGTAAATGTTCTTATTGATAGAGAAAGGGTTACCATCGGAGATTGTCCAGTCCCACAACCATTCTGCTTTGTTAGAATAGACACAAGTGCTGACCATAGAACTACTGCATGGCACTCTTGGGCTAGTGGTGCTACTATAAGTTTATTAAGTTCTACAGCACCTAACGGAGATAATTACTTTACTTTTGACAACACTAACACAGAAAAATCTGTTACTGTACTAAATGCTGGTATTTACAAAATAGAATGTAACTTTGTTTTAGGTACATCCTCTGGGGTAAGCCCTAACGTTTCAGGGGCAATAGAGATCAATAGTGCTATTGTTGTATCTTCTATATTCGTACTAAACCAAGCAGCTCAGCCAGTAAATATAGGTATGTCTACCGTTAGAAGCTTAAGTGCTAATGATATTATTAGACCTAGAATAAGATCTAGTTCAGCGAGCAGACATTATTTATACCCTACAGTAAGCAACTTATACATAGAGAGGAAATTCTAATGATGCTTAAACGATGGATGATCCCAGAAGTAGCTCATTGTTGAAAGGGGAAGTAGCTGTGCTAGTCTAGCATATGATCCTGTTTCAACAATCTAATCAACTTCCAAGTAATCATATCTTTTAACGCTCCTAAAGCTACTAGGGCGTTACTAAGTGTTTGTATTGAATCTTCCGTGATTTTCTTCTCTTTGGCAAAGTTTGTAAGATCGAATACGATACCTTCGATAGCTTTCAACTCTTCTTCTTTAAGTTTACCTAAGTTTTTATTTACTTCTTCTTTAGACTTCATATTAGTTTAACCTCGTGTCCCTCATTCTTGTAATGAGTTTTTCTATTTTTAGAGTGGGTCTTTAGATACTTCTCTTGGTCCATAAAATCATAAACGTAGACTTTACTTTTTGAGTGGTGCTTTCTAAGTGCTCTACCTAAAGCTTGTAGAGTAGCTATTTCAGACTTAAGCCCCCTAGCATTGATAAGGTGAGTAATCTCTTCTATATTAACTCCTGTCTGTAGAATCTTAGTACCAATAAGGACTTTGCTTCTCTTGGAGTCTTTGAACTTAGAGATCGTATCATAGCGATCAATTAGATTAGTAGCACCTTCAAGGAAATCACAATCAGTCTTTATTAGATTCTGTAGTATTCTACCATGTTCTAGGGACTTAGTTAGTATTAGAATCTTTGCTTTGTTAGGATTTTGTTCTAATATAAAGTTTACTACGTCTAGGATCTTATTATTACGAGAAGTATTGTTTACTATAAAAGTATCATATACTTCCATGTAAGACATATCGTCATCTACCCCACTAGCATCATAAGTTCTATTTATTAGTTGGATAACAGGCTTAGTTAAAACTCCTGTATCAACTAGATCCGACGTATCTACTACTTCTAGTATTTCTCCAAATGCCCCTTCTAGGTTATGTCTGGGGATATGGTCTGACGGAGGGGTAGCAGTAAATCCAAATCTGTAAGTTGCATTAGGAAAGGATTGGATAGCTTCTAGAGTTATTTTACCGTTAGAAAACTCGTGACACTCATCAACTAATAAAACATCAGCACTTGCTATATGAGTATCCATTATCTTTTCGATACTCTGAACAGTGCTAAGCATTATCGAGCCGAATTCAAATCCGCCACCAAAGTTGATCCCCAGGCTCTTAATTCCGCACTTTTTTAAGAATTCGTAAGTTTGGGTTACTAATTGCTTGGAGTTAAATAGGATAACAATATTATAATCTTCTAGAGCTTTTACTATACCTGCCATTATCAGAGTTTTACCTGAGCCTGTAGGAGACTTTATAACGCACCTTTTTCTTCTTAAAGCTTCTTTTATTAAAGTTTCCTGGTAATCGTAATAAGTGAAAGCTGGAATTCCAATGCTATTTAAGTTTAGCTCTTTGTTAGTTCTAATAACTATTTCAGGAGTACAATCAATCTTTTTTAAGTCTACCAGAAGTTTATTTAATAAACCTGATTTAAAAACTCCTTTTTGGGATATAAAGTACTTTTTGCCATCCCAACCATGCTTTCTGAAGGAGGGGGTATATTGAGCCCCAGGAGCCTTAAAGCTATATAACTCTATCAGAGCCTTAAGTAGCTCATCATTATCAGTCTCAATTCTTGAGTTTATTGTGTCCACATGAATCTTCATTACACTATAATAGACCGGAGAATTATTTACATATGAATCAAATCCCTCAAAACGCTGCACAAAAGCAAGATATTATAGATGAGATCTTAAAAGATATTCCATCCCAAACAGAAATAGAAGTAGAACTTCCATCTGAGGCTCGTGGATACAAACTTCCTGATCCCGGTAGACCTATTACTGTTCGTCCAATGACCTTTGAGGATGAGAAATCCATGATCTTAGGTTCTAAGGATTCAGACCCTATTAATATCATTCTCCAAAGATGCGTTAGTAATATAGTAGTTTCAGAGCTTTATCCTATGGATAAGATGTTCCTACTATTAAAACTAAGAGAGATTTCTTACGGGGACGATTACCAAGTACTACTTATTTGCCCTAAGTGCCAAGGGGAGAACGAAGTAACCATAAAACTGTCAACCTTGTCGGTAAACTATGTACCAGATGATTTCGATGGCGTCGAGACTATTAAGCTGCCCGGAATCAAAAGAGAGGCTCAAGTAAGATTCCCTAGAGTTAAAGATGAGCGCCACTTAGATGATATTGAGTCTCTAGAGTCCAATCTATGGAGATTCGTTGTTTCTATTGGTGGATCAAAGGATGCTGCCGTAATTGCAGCGGTTATTAAGAAGCTTCCTTTGGTAGACTTAAAGTTAATCTTAAAGACGATGAAGACTCAGTACGGCGTGGAGAGAAAGGTGAAACTCGATTGCAGACATTGTAAAGCCGTGTCTGTGGTTGATTTACCGTTGAACGAAAATTTTTTCGAAGTGAACTCAGAGATGTAACTAATATAGACGACCTTCTTTTACATGCCTACATATTAGTAAAGGAAGGTAACTTTACCTATTCTGATGTTAAACAGATGACGAGAATAGAAAGGACTATATTCGCTAAGATTTTACACCAAGACCTAGAGAGGAGAAAAGATGCTTTTAAACAATAATGATTTAGTTGATCGGAACAATAGACCTGGTGTCCAATCTAAGGTCGGATTAAGAGTTTACTTCGTTAATGATGGGGAATATGTAGACCCCTACGATATCTCGTCATGTACTATATTCGCTAGATCAGCGAATCTAAGTCCTAATTCCATTATGGACGATGAGGACAGACTACTTGATCCAGACCTAAGCCTTACCTCTGTAGTAATGAACTTCGGTATTTCTGGTACGGCCAATGCTCACACAGGAGCGCCAGGAAGTACCACAAGCGAAAACTTAGCTTGGGTCAGCTCTACTCTTTATACTCCAGCTACTAATGCTAGCGGAATTTACAGAATATCAAGAGGAGAATATGTAGCTGTCCTTGATGGCACATTAAACCTATCAGGAGTTTACAGTGGAACTCAAATAGCTAATACTGCTTCTTCAGTTCAGGAATATATTGATGTTTGGACAGTTAAAATGTTCCAAGGGTCACTTTATCAGCTTTTCATAAATAAGTTTAAACTTTATGACGATGCTGTAATTATGTTGACCGAGCCTCTTCTATTAACCACAAGTAACAGATTGGTTAATAAAAAGATAACTCTAGGCTCTAAAATAGATCTAAAAGTAACTACAGATATTACCGTTCAGAATAAATCAGTTAATGACGAAATTCTAAATCTATTCAAGAACTTTGGTGTATCAGGAGCTACAGTTAAGATTGAAAAGATTAACGAGGACTCAACTTCACTTCCTGCTAGATTGCCAGCAACAGGTGATTCTGGTACAGGCTACTTTACTTCTGCTACCAATACTACTTCCGATAATACTATTCTGTACACCTTAGATACGACCCAACTAGCTGCTAACTTACTATCAAGAAACTCAAGTACAGCTTTTGGTGGAATTGCAGGAACTTACGCTTTATACGTTAAGTATGCAGTCCTACAAAATATTTACGTTGTAGGACCGATGTACTTCGAAGTTATTTGACCTGGTTAAGTTCTAGATTCATGAAATAGTATTCGTCAGCAATAACTGCTCTTCGTATTTCAGTCTTTAGATCGAATCCTCTGCTATGGGCATCACTCCAGTCTTTACAGCCTACTGGGGGATTAGCCACATAGAAATTAGGGAACATAAGCTTCTTTCGTAACTTTTCAAACTTAACTACTCCTTCTTGGCCTGCTCGGTCGTTATCGTAAGCTAGAATTACGTTGCCTTTGAACTGCTTGATGATTTCGCCTTGTTGAAGGCTTGGAGAAGATCCCATAGTGCAAGTAGCATTCAAGTCGTGGATAGACAACGAGATTGCGTCAAAAGGGCCTTCGGTAATGATGAGGTAATCTTTCGTCTCATCGAAAGGATACAAAATATCAGAGCCTTTAACTCCGTCGGCGGAAGGGGGAGTTAAGTACTTAGGTACTTCATTGAACAGTGCTCTAGCTTGATAAAAGTAGAACAAGTTATCTTTAATGAACGGAATGACCAGACGGTTATAAATTGGAGATTCTGTGTCGTTGGATACATAGAAAGTGAATCTATCCAACAGAGCCCCAACTATACCTCGTCCCTTTAAGTAAGCATGAGCTGCCCGAAGACTATCGTATTTTGATTGATCTGAGTTAGGTAGGACCTCTTGTAGGTCATTTAGTCTAACTGAGTTGAAAACAGGATTTCTAGGAAGAACTTTTAATGGCTCCAAACAGTCCATAGAGAAGTTATTAAAGTTCTCTAGTAAGACTTTAGTTTGGGCTTTGAAGTAAGTTAAGCCTTCAGTAATCGCGTACAAGGAAAAGAAGTTTCCACTTCTCTCCGTCTTGAAACACCTCCATAGACCAGTCTGAGTATTAACTGACATATGACGTTTGTAGTCATCTGGTACGAAGATGGACTCCATAACGAATTCTTTGCCTGATCCAACCAATCTACCCTTACCCTCAAATTTGCCGGTAAGGTAGTCTATGATATACTGAGGTGTTAAAATGTTCATAAAAACTATATCTGAAAGTAAGCACAGCACATACAAGGAATGCCAATTGAAGTACAAGTATCGTTATATAGATTACCTGCCAGTCCCAGAAGAGGACTCAATAGAGCATTTTCAATTTGGGTCTTATATCCACCAGATCTTCGAGGAGGGGGATAAGTTATCTAGCGAGGCCGACCTAATAAAGCTGGCGGAGGAGATAAGACCGAGATACAAGATATCAGAGGCTTACCGGGGTAAAGATTTAATATGTATTAAAAACTTCCTTAAGTTTAACGCTAAGCTGGGGGAGACCATCGCTAAGGAAACTAAGTTCGAGGTTCCACTTAAGGACGATATTACTTATAACGGTATAATCGACCGAGTGATTAAAGGGCTTGAAGGCGGCTTACTTATCATCGACTACAAAACAGGTAAACGTCAAAAAACCAAGATTGACCTGTATAATGATACTCAGTTAAAGGGTTACGCTTTTGCAGCTAGTAAGCTTTATGGGGTTCCTCTAGAGAAGATAACTGTTTCCCATTATTACCCTTTAACAGATACTTTCGTGTCCTTGAAGTACAGTAATATTCAAATTCTAGAATTTGTAAACAAAGTAGTTAAAGACGTTTGGACAATCAGAAAAAAGAAGATTACTGAGTTTAAACCGTCCAAGAACGAATTCTGCGATTGGTGCCCTTTCAAAAAGGCATGTCCAGAGTTTAACACCTGCGAACAAGTAACCAAGCGGATTGATGAACTCAAAGCTTTGAAGAAAGACGCCCAAAAATAAATGGGGAGTACATATCAATATCTATAGACTCAAAGAAGGACTTTACTTGTTCAGGTGAGTACTTACACTTTTTAACTAAGTAGTTAAAGAGTATATCTTTCTTTAGAGGCTTCTTTCTATTAAAGCTATCTAAAAGCTTCAACTGAAAGTGCTTAATAAACCTCTCTGAGTATTTAAACCTCCATTTCTCTACAAAGGCTAAGCTTAAAGTATCGTTTATCAAGTCTAGATATTCATATAGTTCTGTATTTATATTATCCATAGAGGGTTTAAATAATTAGATAGCTTATATATAAGAGTTTTCTCATGTCAGTATTTTCCAAAAAAATCAGAGATTTCTTAAAACAAGTAGGGGCTGACCCTTATTTGAACGTAGCTATCGTTCCGAAGAATAAATCTTGTGGGAGACCAGGGGATATCTTGTTTTTCAAGTACCCGACTATTCCCCCAGACTATATCTTAGGCTCCGGGTACAGAATATTTTTAATAATAGAGCCCGTTGTTAAACTTCCTGGAACTGGTAACTTACTACTAACTGGGTTCAGATTTCCTTACGATTGGTCTTTTTCGGATAAAGACTTTACCGAGGTATATAAAAATAAGGAACTACCAGAAGAGAACTATCGAACTTACATAATCCAGAAGATTCAAGGGCCATTAAGAAAAGTTAATAGTAAGACTTATGATGTAGAGAAGTTTAAAGAGAAGAGACCTAAGAGGAAAAAATAATGGGCAATGTCTTAGATATTACGTTAGGAAACGTATACGCAGATTTAATAAGTAAGATTGGAGAGCTTACTGAGGCTATAACAGGCTCGTTTAAATTTTCCGATAATGCACAAAAATATTCTCTAGGTTTAGGTTTAACCTTTAAGAATTCTACCGCCCTATTAAAACCTTCCATTGATAATCTTAGAGGTTCTTTTGAAGGAAAAGTTGCCACTGGATTAGAAGCTCTTAATACTGGTCTTCAAGGTAACGTAGCTGGAATGGCTTTACTGGTTAATCAGCAGAAACTAACCGGAACAGCTTTTGGTAATACTTTTAAGACCCAATCTGCTTTAGTTTCTATTTTAAACTTAGGTAACGAGAGAACTAACCAGTTAAGTTTAAATATAATAAAGTACGGTAATATTAACCAGGTCAAGACAGATCAGTTAGTTAATGCCATTGCTTCGTTGGAAGACACTTTCCCACTTCAAGAACTAGCTGGGTTTGGTTCTGGTTTTGTAAACGCCGTTGCAAGACTTCAATCTGATCTAGGCCCACAATTTGCAAAACAGGTCCAATCCATAAGCAGGGACATACTAGATCCAAGCATGGAAGCTTACGGGAGATTGGCACAGCTTGGAATTGCCGATATCCGAGAACGAATAGCTAGATCAAGGTCAGATGAAGAGACTTATGCTATTGTCTTGGAAGGTATCCAAACCGCCTCTAGAAAAGTTGGTAGTATGGTTGGTAACGCAGCAGATTCTTATATTATGTTAGGAGCAGCTGCGGATACTTTTGGTAAAGGTGCTTTTGCTTATACTTCTGTTGCGGATGCTCTTGGAAAGAGATTAAAAAATTCTTCTAATGAAGTTGTAGATTTTGGATTAACATTAACTAACTTAAAGCAAGAATTTTTTAGTCCGTTAATAGAATTGTTCCAAACTAAACTTTATCCTTCTATATTAGAAATTTACGGGGTAGCCTCCGTTTTATCAAATAAAATTTCTACCTCTATAGCTTCTTATATTGATACCTTCGGAGGAGTAGAAGGTGCTGCTAGAGCATTTGCCCAAGGCTTAACCTCAGCTTCAATTTTAATTTTAGATAGTTTTAGCTTAGTTAAAACTACGTTTAAGGCATTCCAAGAAGGCTATCAAATGCCAACGAAAGGTTTGTTAGATCTCCCAGACATAGGAAAGTTTATGTTTGATATGTTTAAAAAAATGGGAGACGACAAACTTGGAACTAATATGTTTGGTAGCATGTTAAAGGAGATGGAGAATGGATCTTTTTGGGATAAAAAATCAGAAGCCCACCTTAAAGCCATAAATGATAAAACACCTGATCTTGTATCAGGATCTAAGTATTTAAACGAAACTCAAATGCTTCTCTCAGAATCCATAGAGAAGATTCTAGGAATAAAGAAAGACTCAAGTATTGTATACCTACAGGATATAGCTGGAAACATGCGAGACTTAGTAGATATTAACATGCAAGCTAACTCTAAGGGAGAGCCAATTACTCCACCAGTGATGGGATACTAAAATGACAGGACAGTACATTATCGACAGGAAGCTACCTGATAGATCAAAGCTAATATTCTACTTTCCTAATACAGGAGAGGGAATTGATTATTACCGAGTAGAACTTCCCTTTTTTGAGAACCCCCAAATAAAGGAATCAAAAAGAGCTAGATATCAAAAGCATTCTTTAATCTCTAGATCTAGTGATTTGTACACTTACTTAGGAGCAGATTCAAGACAGTTCAAAGTAGAGTTCACTATAACGCTTCCACACTTGCTTCAAGAGCATAGTAATATGAGATTTTCTGAAATAGCAGAAAGTCCAGAAGCAGCTAGATTAAAGTTCAGAACACCTGTTGGGGACGTATTCAGACACTTAGGTAGTGGAAGTTTAAGTAGATTCTTCTTTAGAGAATTAACCGGATTAAAGGAATCAGCTAAGCAAGTTTTATCTAGTCAGTGGGCTTTAAGAGGTATAACCCCGGAAGAGAAGAATTACATTAGATTGCTTTATGGTTTAGACGAATCTAATGTCTACTCTCAGGATAACCGATACCGAGCTGTAGATGGGAATAATAGCTTAGATGATTCGTTCCTGGGAGACTTATTAAACTTCTTCGGTGCGGGTAAAACTAATCAAGCAGCTAGAGATGCTTTTGATCTTAAATATAAGATCATCGACGTTATCGTTTATTGGGTTAATATAATTCGTTCAAGCGTAGTTAATAATGCCCAAGATCCAACAGCAGGCCCACCAATCCTAAGATTACGTCATGGAATCATGTATCAAAATGTTCCTTGCATCTGTACGGATTACAGTATCGAACATGATGAAGTAGCAGGATATGATTTAGAGACTCTACTTCCAAGAAGACTTAACATATCATTATCTCTAGAAGAAATGAGATCAGGAGACTTCGGTAAGTTTAATACACGAGATATCATACAAAGAGATAATCTAGCTGGCTGGGAAGCGGTTATGGATGAGAAGAATAGATCTATGGATCCAGGGTATGCTACACTATTATGACAGCTTTAAATAAGAATAATGGACCTTACTCATTAGAAGTAAACGTAGTCGAGCATAGAGGAGTTAAAGTAACCACTATGCTCAATACGCTTACTTTTGATAACATGATTAAAAACATGGATAAGGTTTACGACTACGAAATAGGTTATATTCCAGCAGGATACGAACATCGTCCTGATTTGATCGCCAATACGTTCTATAATAAACCTACTAACTGGTGGCTTCTGATGTTGGTTAATAACATTTCAGATCCAGCAGAAGGTTTCCTATTGAATCAGAAGATTTTAATACCTAAACTATAATGAAAGTTCCGGCCCCTAATGTTATTTTAAGTTTCTCCCGAGAATCAATAGAACGATTCTTTACTGAGGGGGTTACCTATAAATCATTAATAAAAGAGCTAAGTGACGATCCTAACGTATTATTACTTAACAACTATTCTTCAGCAAACCTATTAGAGTTTAAGCACTCAATCCTCGGAGAACAGGGGACTAGGTTTAGACTGTCGTTTATAGATCCTACAGGTAAGATAGAAAATAGATTTGTTTCATCTAATCTTGCAGAGTATTCTTACTCGCAATTTCCACTAACCAAAAACCTTATAGTAGAAGCAGAAAAAAAAGATCAAGAGAATGCGCTTAAAACTAAACTTAATATAATTGATAGATACACTTCTTTGATAAAGGAAGATATAAACAAGCGATTCTACATTATGTACGGAGTTGGGGATGATCTCGATACCTGGTCAGGCCCTCATATAGTAACTTTGATCGGTGCAGATCTAGGAGTTCAAGGAGCTAGAAAACTAACCTTAGACTTCTCCCCAGACATAGGACTGAGCTACGGGTCTAGAAGAGGAATGTATAATGAATACATTGATCTTAATGAAGGTCTTCCAATAGAAGTAGAAGCTTTATCTTATCCGTTTGAACTTAATAAAAATTTTTATTACCGAGAACAATATGTAAATGAGTTAGCTTCCAATCCAGTAGTTAATAATACAATACCACCAGAAACTTTAGATGTTCACTTATTGGTTTCTGATATAATTAAAAGCTACATTAGAAAATCAACCAATAATAAATCTAATGTTTTAGTTTTACTTCCTGATTTAAAGGAAGTTTGTTCTGAGGCTTTAGAGGAAGCTACTAAGTATGTTAATCCTCCTAGTGACCCTAACTCATTAGATAATACTGGTGAGCGCGTAGTAGCTATAGACAGGGTTAATACTTTAATAAGTACATTAGAGTTATTTGGATTAGAATACATTTCTAAGGAAGTAGAATATAAATCTACCATATCTAATCCATATTTAAATGCTATCCAACAACAAGATAAAGCCACATCTTTTTGGGAAAGGGCAAAAAGAAGTATTACGGATAGAATCTATTACGGAGCTAAAATTAAACGATCCGAAGATGGACTCCCTAATCTCCAAGAAGGATTGAATGAAATCTCTGCTAGTCTAGTCGAAGCTTGCAGAGGAACCAGTAGACCACAGATTCACGTTATTTACGAATCAAGCTTACTCCTGTCAAAACTATGGGCTGATCCAAAATATAGAAATCTACCTTTATTTTACGAGTTTGATGAAACTAAGCCAACCATTATTTATGGAGACTTAAGATTAATAAACGAATACTTATACGCTCAGAAGATGTCTGAGGACGTAATTGATTACTTGTTTCCTTATGATAAGGTTATCTTGATGAACCAGCAGTATCAGGATAACGTCAACAACATAATCAACCCTAAGAGAAAACTAGTATCCGCTTATGGATCTGTCTCTGAAATTCCTGACGAGTTTAGTTTTAATTTTGATGACGGAACAAAATCTGCTGCTGCAACTATTCAATCCGAGTCGATTCCTGTATTCAGATACAACACGGTTAATCCTAACGTATTAGATCTAACAGGAAAGTTCAATGCTGCTTATATGACCGCATTAACTTTTGCCATAGTAAAGGACGTAAATAGAAAAGCTTCATTAGGAATCTCTGGAGTTATCCCTACCAAGTATGGAAACTTTGAGTTCCAAGACATTAACGCTATTATTGCGTACATTAGATACCGAGAAAGACAAATAGGATCTGGTAGCCCTGCTAAGAAGCTAGTATTAAGAGAGATAGCAGATAAACTAAAAAACGACTCTAACTTAGCCCCATTGCTATTAGGATCAAGCGCCGAAGAGAAGGCTCAATACTGTTTAGATCTTTATTTAAGACTTCTACAAGAAGATCGCCCAGTAATAAAGATAGATCAGTTATTCCCAGGAGATCCTATAAACTTAACCTATGATATAGGAGAAAGGCTTTATTCTACTGCTCTTAACGTAACTATAAAATCCTTACCTATGTTCCACATAAGTAGGGTAGCTAACTTAGGTAAGTCTTGTTTACTATTTGCCCAACTACCAGGAGTAATACAAACCTTAAAGAAGCCTTCTACTTTAATAGATAAGTTCTTAACTGGACATTACGTTATTCAAGGGATAACTAATACTATTACTCCTAATGAGATTTACTCAGAGTTCTCATTAGTAAAACTTGCAATGCAGGTTTCACCAGAAAAAGAAGCTGAAAGTGAATCTCTAGAGGTTGACGAGCTATGAAAATATCCAGAGCGGAAGTAAGAGAGAAGTTTGATATTCTTAAAGGAAGAAACTTCTTAGCCAAGATAGAGTCTTTAGGTGGAGCAGATAGATACGTTTATTATACGACTCCGTATTTTCATGGAGAAAGTGGTTTTACTACTCCTCCTCCTGAGCCTGGAGTAGTAGTTTTAGTTTGTCAACCTGATGGCTGCGAAGAGTGGTATTTTCTAGCTGCGGTTCCTGAGAGTGGATTGAATACAGGAAACGCTATTGTCGAGACAGATAATAACCAAGGTTTAGACGCTAAGCCAGCTTTAGACCTAGCAGGAACAGGAAACCCAGAAACAATAAGACTTCAAGGTACAATGGGTGCCGGATTAGAGATAACCAATACTCGTGCTCCAAAAGCCCAACATATAGGAACTAAACTTTATACCCCTATGGGCAAGGAAGTATTGTTAAATGATGGTCGAGGAATAGACGCCATTATTTTAAATACAGGAAGTAAGACTGGTGTTGGAATGATTACTTTGGGTGGAGATGATCCACAAACAGATTTCATTCAAGCAAACGGATTAGAGGTTAAAACGACTGGCCCGCAGGATTTTGTCAACTTAGCGTCTCAAACTACTTTATTCGTAAAGGACGGAAGAGAACTACAGCTTATTAATAACTCAGTAGGTACTCATGCTCCTGGCGAGAATTCAGAAGAGTATGGTAATATTAATCTTCAAAGCCGGTACAAAGACATTAACCTTATCTCATTAGGAGACTCAGGTAGAATCTTTATTGAGTGTTTAAACTCAGCGGGTAATAATCAGGTTATCGAAATCCAAACTCACGGATCTAATGGAGCTATTAGGATTATAACTAATGGCAAAGTAGATATAGTGGCTAACAATATAGCTTTAGAGGCCGCTAACGATATTGACATAAGAGCAGGGAACCAAGTTAAAATTCAAGCCGGAAGCCAAGTTAATGTTCTAGGATCAGGTAACGTTAATATAGACGGAGCCTTTCTTTTCTTAAACTCAGGAAGATCTCAACCAGCTAACCCAAATACAGGAGACGTAGATAGCCATTATCCAGAGGGCGTAACTACATACTAATATGGCATCATTCGATCTAGAAACCTTCTTAAAGGTAAAAGGTAACGGCTCAGGGTTATTTAAATCTGTAGGCATGGCTTACGGCTTGCCGAGCTGTTTACTTAATATTGGAGCTGAGATTCTTCAATTATTACCTTCGTCTTTACTTAATGAAATAAGTGGTAATATCTTTGGCGGCAAATCTAAGGCTGGGGAAGTAATCAAAGAAAGCCTCAAGAAGATATTCTACGATACAGGTATTCTTGAGTTTGGTACTGAGCAAGGTTTATTAAAGTATAAATCATTATTCTCTTTCCTTGGTTTCGATTACGATAACGCTCAGAGTGATGAAAACTCTACGGGCATCCTAGACGCTTTATTTTATGCTGCTGACGTAGGAGCCCAACTATACAATAACTACAATATAGTTAAACAAGACATTCAAGCCATTAAAGACTGTCTTGGTAGTTGGAATGAGATCAAAAAGTTCCAAACAGGTTCCTCGGCTAACCAAAAGGATTTATTAGCAAAAGCAGAAAGAGAGGCATTACTAGAAAAGCTTTACGGAGCCAATAGAAGAAGACTCGAAGAAGCTAATGCTTTTATCACCAAGTGTAATAAATCCCTGAATGATATAAATTCAATCTTGGCGGCACGAAGAGCTAATCCTAAGCTAGAGCCCCAGATATCAGATAGTTCTGAGTTCGATCAGTTTTTAACTAATACTACCTTCAAGCGTAGCTCGGTTGACGATCCAGGTCTAGAGGATGAAACAGAGGTCTTCCGGTTGTCCTATGGACCTCCAATCTCAACAATCGGTCAGTACGTCATCACGTCTGACGGTCTCTATTACGACTCTCAATCGGGTGGACTAGATCCGATCTACTTAGCCATATCAGGTATAGTTCCGGTTGGAGAAGCTTGGAAATTTAACTACGATCCTAACTTAGGGGGTAAAGGCCAAGCAGTCTCTATCCAATCATTGAATAAGTTTACGGATAACTTATTCGATCCTAAGAGAATAGACGATAGCGTAGGCATTCAAGAGTTCTACGATAATGACCACTTCTTGCAAGTTCTGTTAGGGCAGCGGGATAAGTTGATGTTCGATTTGTCTAGTACCTTGAATGAGTTTACATCAACCTATGGGGCTAACTCTTCTATAGTTAAAAACCATAAACAACTCATAATCTCAGAGCTAGCCAACCATAACTTTAAAGTTGACAGAAGAAAGAAACAAATAGAGATTGCTATTAAAGCTCCTGTTGTTTATGGAAAGAAAACGTCTCCAATATTCAAACATGGAGAAGTGCCTATTAACGATTTCTCATACTTGCAAGAGTATGATTTATCTGTAGATTTAGAGAAGCAGAAGTCTCTTACTTTTGAACATGCAGAAGTAACGGGCATAGTGTTGCCTATATCTCCTAAGTTTACCAAGTCGATGAGAAGAGCCCAATCGCTAAACTTCTCTCACTTACATGTACCTAAAGTAGGCCAAGGGTCTATTATCTATACTGCATCAGGTACTCAAGGGGGTACTATGTTATCCTTAACGGATGAAGTAGTATCAAATGGATTGTTCGCTATCTACAACTTCTTAGAGGCAACAACAGTCCTACCTTCATCAATAGAGTTTCCAGTAACTAATTGTGCAACGCCTGATATGTACAATACGGCTCAGTTAGTTGCTCCGTCGAAAGGATCAGTATTTTTTTCAGGTCTAGCTATTCCGTACCTAGAAGGCATAGTTAAGAATAAATCCACTAGCGTATCATCAGCTTCGGGATTAGGTTCTTACGTTAAACTACCTGATACTAAAGAGTTTAGAGAACTAACATATTCTCCTAGCGGATTCACTATGGAATGCTGGGTGCATGTTCCTAATATAACCAATGCAGGAGTAGGTTGGTTAAGCGGCTCTACTTCTTCATTGACTAAGGTTTTACTTGGGTGCGAGAACGTAGGAGTTAAATCAGGAGTATCCGCACTAAATTCTATGGGCGAGCTTCGAGATTTAGATTACCTAAAGAACGATAAGGGAGATAGTTACGTCAGAGGATTGCTTTGTGGCTTTACAAGAGATAGAAGAATAACTCAAGCCTCAGCTATTTATAGTGACGATAATGCTTTAAATAATCCTACCTCGTCCCTAAGCTTCTTTATCGCCCCAACTCAATCAAGAGATTTTTCGTCAGCATCGTTTATAAATGACGACTCCTGCCAAAACAGCTCTTCTTACTTTAAGATGAAAGTAGACTTGTCTTCAACAGCTTTTGGGCAAGTATCGTCTCAGTTTATCCAAGTAGCAATAACCGTGGACCCAGGATCTAATGAGATCTCTATGTTCGCAGATGGGGAGTTAATAGCTACTTCTGGAATAAGTGAAGTATTCGGGGTAGAGCCTTTTGGTACTTTAAACTTACCATCCTTCAAAAAGAACAATAGCTTTGAATATAATACTTCTACGGTAGATGGTCCTACTACATTAAAATCAGGGCCTAAGCTAAATACGTTCTATACCCCTTGGATTGTAGGTGGGGGATATACAGACGGTATGTATAAGTACGGGAACTTCATGGGACCAAGAAGCGGTATAGTTAGTGGCCTTCGTGGATTCGTAGGAAGTTTGAAGTTTTATTCCCGCCCGCTAGATAAAAGTGAGGTTTTACAGAATTACAAAGCCCAAAAAGGCTTCTTTAAATCTATCTTAATCTAATGGCCGCAAATAAAACAGTAAACATTTATGGCATTACTCAGAATAGATTTATTGAGGATGCACCTAAACAGAAGAAGAAAGCTATCTACGGATTAGGCTTTCCTTTAGGTAAGGTAAGGGGTTCTGGGGGATTCTTCGCCAAGAAATCCGGGATAGCACTTATTAAAGATGCTATAATACAATTACTACAAACCGAGAGAGGAGAGCGAGTCCTTCTCCCTAAGTTTGGGTGTAACTTAAGAAGATTCTTATTCCAACCATTGGATGAAATAACCTTCGAGGAAATAAAGGAAGAGATACAGTATTCTTTCAATAACTATATTGTTGGAGCTAGGATTAAAAGATTAGCCGTTATCCCATTAGGAGATGTCGGACCAGGTGGAGGAAACTCTTTGCTTGTAAGATTAATATTAAGTTTGGATGAGGACGATTTAAAAGTGTTTGACGTAGAGGTTAAAATTCAATGACATTATCATCTTTAATAGAATCAGACTTCATGAAACTAACAGAGTTTCCTGATTTCAAAAAACCAAATTTAATAAACTTTGCAGCGACGGATTTCGTAACTCTTAGGGATTCCTTAATAAAGTATATTAAAGCTGTTTACCCAAACGAATACCAATACTTTGCTGAATCCGACCTTGGAATGATGTTCATAGAACTTGTAGCTTATATGGGCGCTGTCATGTCTATGAAAACAGATATGTTGGCAAACGAGAACTTCTTCGTAACTGCTAGACAACGATCAAGCGTCAAGAAGTTGCTAGAGCTAATCGGCACTAGAATGAGAGGTCCATTATCAGCAGCAGCAAATGCCCAGGTAGATGCTAATACAATCTCATTACCTACGTCAATAATTAGTCTTTTGATAACAGCGGGATTTGCTCCTACAGGAAATTTTATTCAAGACTTTAATACTATCCTTCTTAATATTCTAGGGGTAGTAACACAATTATCATTAGTTATTGATCCAGACAATAGAGTTATAACTATTCCTTCCCCTGAAGATGGCGGACTTACAACCTATACACTTTATAGAGTTCAAAACGGTATTGTAGAAAGCGGAAGTAATACTGGCTTCATAGCATTAGATTGTCCTATGACGGATACTGATGCACTAACCGGAAAGTTTAATAGCTTAGTATTACAGGAAGGATCTCTTGTTATTGATCGTGGAGATTTTGCATCCACAGAATCTATTAAAACAATAAATTTAACTCAAAGTCCTGTTGTAGACGGAAGTATGGAAGTTTTCATTACTTCAACTAATGCAGCTATAACTGGGGCATACAAAGAAGTGCCCAACATTTATTTTGCTTCGGGCGTATCGGACAAGATTTTCGAAGTAGTGTACGATGATAACTACGCCGCTACAATAGTATT